CAATTTCTTCTTCTTGAATTTGCTGTTCTTCTTCGTTATCGTTTTCTGTAATATTTAAAATTTTAGTTCTACGAGAATCTCCATACTTATCAGCAACTACCTGTAGTATTTTTATTAACTCATTATTCAAAGCGGTAGTATCAGATAATAAGTAGCGATACTCTTCAATTTTTCTTTTAAGTTCTTCCAGTTCTTCATTTAGCTTAATAGCATCTATTTTTGTTAATGAAGATAACTTCATAGCAAGAATTGCTTTAGTTTGCTCTTCATTAAACTTAAAACGAGCAATTAACTTAGTTGAAGCTTCAGCAGGATTTTGAGAAGAACGAATAATCGCTACAACTTCATCAATAGACGCGGCCGCGAGAACTAATCCTTCTACAACATTTTTGCGCGCGAGTGCTTTATCTAAATCAAATTGAATCATATTACGCTTACATTCTCGAATATGAGTAATATAAGCATCACACGCTTCACGCCAACCAAATACTTTAGGAAACCTACCCTTATCAAGCAAAATCATATTTACTGCGTACCAATTTTCAAGACTAGTATCTTTATATAATTTTGCTATCATCTTCTTGGGATTTGCTCCCTTAGATAAGTAAATGCGAATATCAGCTATTTTCTTTGTATGGTCAACTACTCGTTCTATTCCATAGTTTTCATTTTCATTTGTAAGCGCAGCCAGTTGGTCTATAATTGTATTGGTGAAAACACCATAGGGAAGTTCAGTAGCCTGAATCATATTCTGGTCTGGAAAATATTCTAATTTCGCCTTTAAACGAATGGACTCTCCCTTACCGTTTTTTAAACTTTCCTTAACAGCTTTAGCATTGGTAATTGTTCCACCAGTTGCAAAGTCAGGCGCGCAATAAATTTCATTAAAACTTACATCAGGATTTTGAATAATTTTAATTAATGCTTCATTAACTTCACGTAAGTTAAACTGCGGAACTGATGTAGCCATTGCAACAGCAATACCAGAACATCCATTTACAATATTCCAATAACCAACAGAAGGAAATACAGAAGGTATCATTTCTGTATCATCATAATTAGAATACCATTGTTCTCCAATAGCATTTTTCTTTAGACCAGCAAAGAAATAATCTGCTATTTCACCTGCTCGCATCTCAACATAACGCGGAGCTGCATGACTATCAGGAGAAGATGGATTACCAAAACTACCTTGAACGTCTTCAATAGGATAACGATACGACCAGGGCCTTGCCGCACGAATAAAAGTATCATACATAGCAACATCACCGTGAACGTAACTTTGGTTCATAGCTGCTGCTACAGACTTTTGTGCTTTTTGCATCTTGTCTTTGTGAGTTAATTTATTTGTGAATTGAGCATACAGTCCTTGACGCAAACCAATTTTGAGCATATCCCGGACATCGGGAATGGCACGTTCTTGCGCCACGGATGCTCCGTAGGTCAAGAAAGCATTTTCAATTTGTTTTTGAAAGTCAGTTTCGTAAATCAAATTGTTTTCACTTCCTTTTCTTCTTTATTATATTATATCATGATTTTGAGGAGAAGTCAAATCTTTATAGGCTTTCCACAATATGGACAATAATGATAATTAGTAATACTAATTATATATTTGTTATTTGTAGATGGCTCTGTTGCCATAACAACTTGATGACAAATTGGACATTCATACGGTAATAATAAAGTCCCATCTTCTAATTTGGGATATTTATTTATAGGAGAACTTAAATTTATCCAATAATTCATAATATCCTCAACTATTTAAAATACTAAAATCAACATTCTCAAACAATAATGTTTTTCCAATTTTGATTGCTCCATGTGTTCTTAAAACTTCCTAATGTTATACCAGTATATTCATAATCTTTATATACGTCAGAAAGTTTTTCTCCATTCTTTTTTCTTGTTCTAATATCTATTACCATTTCTTCAGTTAGCTTCGCGCGCCCATTAGTAGAACCTGGATGTGAATTACGTTGAAATAAGTAGTATTGACGATTTTCTTCCGTATAAACATCCATATGAATATTACGCCAATTTTGGCCTAACCAGATTTTATGGAAACCACCTTCGCTTAGTCTATCTGAAAATTCTTCATATATTTCATCTTTATCATAATGTTGATTATAACACTCACGAATATAATATACTTCTTCTTCTGTTAATTTATGTTTAGGATGATTTTCTCCTTGAAAACCATATTGCGGTTGATTATAACCAGAAGTTTCATTATATCCGAAAGATTCATTGTTAGCTTTATAATATTGAATATAATAAATTTCTTTCTCGTTAAGCAATTCCCGCGAACATTCTTCAATTACTTCAAAAGAAAAATTTTCTAAGCCGTATTTTCTAAATGCTCTATATAAATATTTATCATATTCACGGCCTTTAATCTGTGAATTGCGTTTATGTTGCCGCCATCTTTTTTTTATATCTACCGATTGGCCAATATAGATTTTTCCATTAATTAAATTAGTAATTTTATAAATACCTATCATAAAATAACCTCCATTACTTTTCTCTCATAAGAAAAGTAATTTCGCCTAGCCCCTATTATATCATTTTCTACTTATTTAATACGGAAAAATCTACATTTTCAAAAAGAAATTCTCTCCTGGGGTCTACGTCATTTCCCATTAGCATATTTAACATTTCTCCCACAGCTTGAATATCTTTTACAGTTAAAACCTCTACTCGTCGTTCAGTTGGATGAAGCATTGAACGTTCCATATCGTCGGCCCCGAGCTCCCCCAACCCTTTTGCCCTTGTCATTGTCCATTTTTCATGGCCTTTACGAATTTTAGCAAGCTCTTCATCGTTATAAGCAAATAGTTTTTGATTACCATTTTCTAACTTATATAATGGAGCTCTTAACCAACAAAGTCTACCTTCCTTAATAAAGTCTGGCATAAGAACATAAAACATTGTGGCGATTAGACACATAATGTTATAACCATCTGCATCAGCGTCCACAGCAATAGCAACCTTACCATAATTTAATTTCTTGCTATTATATCGACTCTGAATGCCACAACCAAGAGCCATAATAATATCGGAAACTTCTTGGTTTTCAAGACATTCATCGAGTGGGTGCTTCAATAGATTCTTTACTTTACCGCGCACAGCATATAATGCTTCTGTATTAACATCGCGCGCAGGCATAAGACCGCCAAGTGCAGAATTACCTTCGCACACAATTAGCATAGAATCTTGTCCATGCTTTTCACAGTCCTTAAATTTATCAGAAGAAGTAATCTTTTTCTTTTTATGTTCTGCTTCTTTCTTATCCATATTTAAGACTGCATTATATTCTTTTTCTGCGGCGGCAGCTGCTTTCTCAATTTTTTTGAACATTTCTACAACAGTATTAAATTCATTATTATATTTAATGTTCATTTCTTTTAAAGCAGAAGTAAAAGCAGCTGTAGCAAGAGTACGTAGAGAAGGATTATTAATTTTAGTCTTAGTTTGATTAGCAAATGAAGGATTTTCTACTTTACAATTAATTACATAAAATAAATTTTTACGAATACTTTCTCCTTCAAAATTTTGCCCAGATAAGTTATTAATAGTTTTTGTAATAGCAGTTTTTGCGCCAGTTACTGGAGTTCCTAGTTCAGGACAACGAAGACCATTTACAAAAACGTAAGGAGTTTCATGCTTAGTTCCCCATTGAAAAGCAATTTCTACAGTATCTGTTCCATCAGAAGCTGTTCCTGTAATAATATGTTTTTGTAAAGGTTTTTGTACCATCTCTTTTACGAAATCTACAATTCCTTCTTTCGCACAAAAAGTTTTTGTTTCTTTTCCGCAAGATACAACAAAATCTATTCCAGGATAAAGATAAGAAATATCTTTTATATCAGAGCAAATACGCTCGTAAGAATAACCAATTTCACCATTAGAAAAAACTTCTGGGTCCGGCTTAAAACGAACATAAGTACCATTAGGGTCTTTTGTAGTTCCTTCTTTATAGGTTTTTAAAATACCTTTTTCAAAAAAAGCACAAGCACACTTACCGTCACGGTTACTCTGAACTTCAAATTTTTCTGAAGAAAGACAAGTACAACTTGCACCTAAACCGTTAAGACCACTTGAATTTTTATAAGCGTTATGGTTAAATTTACCACCAGTATGAGATTGAGTATAAACAGATACTAGTACGTTTTCGCCATTTTCACGAATGCCAAAAGGAACACCACGGCCATAATCACGAACCATAACTGCATTTTCTTTTTCATCTACATCAATTTCAATTCGTTTTCCGAAGCCAGCAAGTGCTTCATCAGTGCTATTATTGATAATTTCCTTTAAAGCTTGATAAGTTCCTTCTATGTCATCCGAACCTAAATACATATTTATTCTTGTTCTAACTCCGGTGCGGAAATCTAGTGACTGAATACTGTCAATATTATAATTATTATCCATTAATAAACCTCCAATGTAATCCGCTTGCTGATTTTTGTTTTCCTCGACAATTCCTACTTATTGTTTCTCCTAATATTCCAGTTTTTCTTTCCGCGTCTGATAAACTTTCATAGATGATTCCAGTTTCAATACATTGAACTGGTTTTCTATGTTGAGCAAGTTGATTATTTCTATTATGCTCAGGCGTTCTTTCATATTTTTTAAGAGCTTCACTAATTGCCTTTTTATGCTCTTCTGTTTTTGGAACACCTTTTCTGGTTTTACTCATTTTATCCTTTGTTTCTTGACTATGAAGATGATTTAAACCCCCAGAATTAAGATTAAAGCCGTGATTAATAGCATCATATTTTTCTATAAGTTCTTCTTCTATTTTATTTGCTTCATCTAACGTTAAATTGTCATAAAGAATTCGGTGCTCAAAATTTTCCCAACCATATTCTTTTATTGCTTTATAAAATTTAGAACAAGTTTTGTAGGCACTTGGTTTCCATCTTGCGGTAATATCATCAGTTTGTCCTATATATATTCTACCATCAATTTTAAGAGTATGAATGTACACTACCCACTTTCTTTCGTTCATAATCTCACCATCCCATTATCTTCTCTGCCATTTCTAATCTTTTAGGCTCTTGTTCTTCAAAATATTTTAATAAACTATCAAACTTATCTCCGGATAAATTTGAAGAACCAGAACGCCATTTATAAAGCATAGCAGAACTTATTCCTGTTGCTGCGGCAATACCTTCAATATTTCGTCCGCTTTCATATTTAATTTTTGCCGCGGTACGAAGTAATTCATTCATTTCCGCGAATGTTTTATACATATTACCGCCTCCTTTCATAGAATAAGTAAGATTATTAGAATGAGATTATAATATTTTCTACTAAAATTATAATTTTATTCTAAATTTTCTATTTTTTGATTTAATTGTTTTAATTGATTAATAATTTCTTTTTTGTTCTTTTTATCAGTGTATTTTAATTCATTCATTAAATTTAAAATTTCTATATATTCTCCATTATCATCTTGTATTAATGTTGGAGTTTCTAAAAAAGTAAATTGATGTGGATATGATTCATTTTCTAAAATATATTTTTTTTCAATCAATTCATTAAGTGCTTTTCTACCTGACTCTATTGAAATTCCTAATATTTTATGTATATATGATGGTGAATATTCTAATTTATAAAAATTTTTATTTGCCAATAAATAAATATATACTTTAAAAGCAGTTCCACTTAAATCTTGTGCGGCTTGAAAAATATTATCAACATAAGCATTTAAATACGCTCTTCCATTATCCCTAACGTCAGTTACTTTTTCTCTTTTAATTATTACTTGTCTTTGATTAGGAAAAAACATTCACATTATCCCTCCTTTTCTTTATATTTAATTATAACATAATTCAAAGAAAAAGTCAAACCTTATTGGTTTGACATAATTCTTCCTTCGATTTCTGTCATAATTTCTAAATAATTGTGAACTAAAGTATCATAAATTTCAGCCGCATCATTTGACATTGGATGCGAGCATTCGTTAAAGAAATCATTAGCATCGCGACGCATATAAAAATATTCATCAAGAAGTTCTTCTAAATCCATTTCTTGATAAGACATAAATATATTTTCCTTTCTTATTTTATATATTTATTATAATATAAATTAAAAAAGAAGTCAAGTATTACTTGACTTAATTTTCTCTATACAATTCTCCATATTCTTCAAAAAGAAAATCAATCATTTCTTTTCTATTTTTCTTATAACTATTATTATCTAAACGTCCAATTAGTTGTTGTTTAGCTGCTGGAATCCAGTAATCTTCGCACATTGCAGCTAAACACCCTCCATCACCAAAATAACAAGTAGCACATAGTTTATTGCCATAACCGCACATTTTATTTCTCCTTAATATGCAACATGCTTAAAAATTTTTGGTTCTTCTGCTTCAAAGAATCCTTTTCTTTCTTCATCCCAGAGAAAATACATACGATGTTCTGCTAAAGCAGAATTATATAATCCGGGGAACCTGCAAAGAACAAAGCCTGCGTGATAAACTGTTTCTTGAATGTCACACCAATTTTCATTCATAGCTTTAATTGCAGTATCAAGGTTATAATAAAAACCCGTATGGTCTGTGCAACCAGTATCTGGATAGCCAGAATAAACTTCTCCTTCTGGCTTATAATAAATAAGTTCTTTATCTGGATATTCAAAAACCATAATTTCAAAGATTGGAATTGGCTTTGTACCATCTTTTTGTATATATTTATTTTGATACCATTTAATATAATCTTGAATTTCTTGATATTTAGACATTTTCTTCTCCTTTAAAGTGCAGCAATAAAACTTAAAAATGGATGTTCTCGCTCCAGCGGGTCAATTCTATTTGTACAAATCCATGAAGCTTTCTCCCAACTACCTACCCAAACGCAATAGCGGCAAAAGCTATAATAATTACGTAATTGTTTAATTATGTTAAAATAGTTTTGCATATAATTTCATGTCAACACTGTTCTACAGTGATAAAAAGTTTCATCTTTACCAGAATATAAACCATATCTATCCCAATTATTAATTATATCAACAATTTTATTATGTAAATCATCTAAAGGACAAATATAAAAATAAGAAGCACTTGAATAAGTCATTAAAGAGGTTGGCTTATCAGTAATTTGAATAATTATTATATGTTTATTTAAACCATAGGCATAACCATTTTCCCAATTTGTTCCAGCTGTACTTTCACGACCATAACTAATCATAATAAATACATCGCACTCTTGGATAGCTTTAATATCTGCTTCAAAAACTCTTCTCGCCCATTCTTCTTGCGGCATATCCCAAGCATTTTCAATTTTTAGCTCCCAAGGACAATATACTTCATATTTGCCATATTCACGAAAGATTTTGGAAATTTTAACCATATTATAGCGATTTTCAATATCGCAAGGACCAGCTAAATAAATTTTCATTTATTACTCCTTAACTTCTAACTCTTCAAAAATTAAATCTTTTGATAAAAAATTTCTACAAAGATAAAAACTACCAAAACTAACGCCTTTTTGAATTTCTTTTTTTAATGGATTAGTATAATAATTAATTCTTTTATCAAAAATTAATGCTTGACAATCTTGCATATAAGGGAAACGTTTTTGGCCTTGTAAAGATGGAATTGGTAAAAGAATTGCATATGGCTTATTTAACTCATAAAGTCTTTTAATTATATCGTCTTTACAAGAAAAAGGTGGATTTGAGATAATTATATCATAAGATTCATCTGGTTCATAGAAGAAAAAATTTTGTCCATTATCTATATGTGTAGCAATAACTTTATTATTATTCGCGCGAATAAGTTTTACATATTCACTATCTTCTTTATCAAAAGGACACCAGATAATTTTATCTGGTGTAATATATTTTAAAATTGGTTTAACCGCATAAGCTGGAGTATAAACTTCATCTGATGCTTTATCGGTTTTTGCGGTTAAATAACCCTTATTTAATGCCATAAAATATCACTCCGCAAAAATATAGTTACACCCATCAACACTCTTAATATAATCTAACATATCTTTATATTCTGGCTTTTTAAACCAATCATTAAAAATATAAGTATAAGTTATTTTCTTTGCTCCAATAGCTTTACCAATTTTACGAAATTGATGAATTTTAAAACCACAAGTTTGAGGTTTTTCATCTACAGAACCATTAACGCTTTGAAATTTCTTTTCATAAATTGAAAATTCTTTTGTGTTTGGATTAAAATATGCCTCATCTGGAAGAAGCTTTTTAGAGATAATAGTAGTATAATCTATACCATTCTTTTTTAAATATTTATAAAGATTATGCTTAGTAAGATCAATACCTTCGGTATTAATATGTACTTGATTTTCAAAAATCGTACCTGTGATAGTATTTGCGCCACCAGTTCCATTTTTAATCATAATTATTAATTCCTTTCTTTTTTCTATAAATATTATATCAAAATTTAAATACTAAGTCAAATATTTATTCTCTTTTTAAACCAAGTTTTCTAGCAATATCATCAGGAATAGGCTTATCAATTTCACTAGTTGCCATTCCTCTTCCATCAAGTAAATAATAACTATTTAACCAATCTTGCCATGTTGGATATTGGCCTATAGAAAAACTAATTAGCCATTTAAAAATTCCATATTTTTCATTACACCAAAATGGTTGAATTGGATGACCATAACCTGGAATTGCGTTAATTTTAGAATCACTATTTTCTTTTATAGCAATTTCATACATCTTTCGAGCATATTTCCCATAATTACTTTCTTTTTCTCCATAAAGAAACCAGATAGGTATATGTGAAATATTTTTAATTTTATCAGTGTAATCATGAGCACAAGATAATGAAGCACCAGCAGAAAAAATATCTGGATATTTTTCTATTATCTCAATTACGCCCATCGCACCTAAACTATGCCCAGTTAAAGATATTCGTTTCGAATCACATTTATAAGTAATAACAATTTCATTAATTAATTTTATTAATTCTGCCGCATAACTTTTCCAAGTATCTTTAGGTAATTGTGGCATTAAAATATAAGCATCAGCTTTAAATTTCCCATTATTTAATGAAATATAGGGTTCACGAGCCTTTAATTTAGAAAGTGAAGAACCAATTTCGCCGCTACCATGCATTACTACAATTAAGGGTAAGTTAGTTAAGTCGGTTAAATGAGAGGGCTCGTACAATAGATATTTAAATTTTCCGAATGAACTTTCTTTTATCATGTCATTCCTCCTTTTTAATCATTTCAAACGTTGTAGGCTTATTAATCCTAAAACCGCACTTCTCATAAACATGAATTGCGCGACTAT